CGAGTAATGCCATCAAAAAGATCACCATGAACAACCATGTATTTTTTACCATCAATGCCTTCATGGCATATCTGATTGCATATTTCAATCTTACCAAAACTTACGCCATACGGAATCATTGGTCGAAGAAACTCGTCGTGATTGCCGGCAACATAGACTACACGTGTACCATGTTTAGCAAATCCTAAAATTCTTCTCACTACATTTGTATGCGACTGTTTCCATTTTAAACGATTTTGTTGTATCTTCCATGCATCAATAATATCACCAACTAAGTATAAAGTATCGCACGAGTTGTGTTTAAGGAAATTATTTAAAAGATCGGCTTTGCAATCATTTGTTCCTAGGTGAACATCACTAATGAAGATGGTTTTATATTTCATATCTTACAAGAGTCACAATCCTCGTCGTCAAGTTGACCGTGTGCGAGTGGTTTGGTTTCTTCAATCTCACCAGCACCGTCAAAGGTGTTGAAGTAATATAAAGTCTTGCCACCATACTTGTAGTGCATCAAGATGTGCCTGATCATCTCAGACATCGGGATCTTCTCGTCCTCATAGTGACGAGGATTATAAGAAGTATTGACCGAGATTGCCTGATCGATAAATTTCTGTAGGACTGCCATAATCTTCAGATAACCTTCTGGAGACTTTTGATCCCATAGTAACTCATATTTATTCTTTAATCTTTTTAACTCTGGAACAACTTGCTTGAGTACGCCATCTTTTGACTGTTTGATCGAGATGAGTGCACGTGGTGGTTCAATACCATTGGTAGAGTTACTAATCTGCGCAGATGTTTCTGAAGGCATCAGAGCCATCAAAGTTGAGTTACGAATGCCAGATGACAATGCTCGACTCGATAATACACTCCATGGCATCTTATAGTTCGGAGCGACCAATTCGTCTACATCTTTCTTATACGTATCGATTGGCATAGTACCATACGCATACTTTGTTTGATGATCAAGTGGGCAAGCTCCTACTTCTTCAGCCAAGTCAACCGAGGCTTTAATAAGGTAGTAACTCCATGCTTCAGCATACTCATGAACAAGCTCAAGGTTAGGATCAGAGTAATTAGTGTCATTACGAGCCAACCAATAAGCAAAGTTAATGATACCAATACCAAGAGGCCTACGATTCCGAGTACCAATAGCAGCGGCTCGAACAGGATAGTCCTGATAATCAAGTAAGGCATCCAAAGCGCGTACTGCAAGGGTGCATGGCTTTTCGAAATCAGCTGGCTTTCTAATTTTTCCCCAATTAATTGCAGCAAGCGTGCATAGGCTAATTTCACCTGACTCATCATGAATATCCTTTAGTGGTGTAGTTGGGAGTGTAATCTCGCAGCACAGATTACTCATCTTAATTGGTGCGGCATCAGTAAATGAACCATGCTCATTCGCATGGTCGACGTTCATCAGATAGATTCGTCCAGTATCTTTTCGCTCGGTAACGAAGGTTGAGAAGAGATCAATCGCAGAGACGGTTTTCTTTCTAACTTTACTACGTTCGTACTTTTCGTAGAGCTCTCTAAAGTCTTCAGTGCTTTTATAAAAGGCTTCATAGAGATCCGGGACATCACTAGGCGAGAAGAGGGTGATATTACCTCCAGATAAAAGTCTTTCATACATTACCTTATTAAATTGCACGCCATAATCAAGATGACGAATTCGATTGTCTTCTGTACCCTTGTTATTCTTTAGGACAAGAATATCTTCCACTTCGTAATGCCAAAGGGGGTAATAGAGAGTCGCTGCTCCACCACGGACACCACCTTGGCTACAAGATTTAACAGCTGACTGGAAATGCTTATAAAAAGGAATAACACCAGTGTGAGAAGCATCACCATTGCGTATAGGAGATCCAATAGCCCTAATAGAACCCCCGCCAATACCAATTCCGGCTTTTTGAGAAACGTACTTAACAATCGCAGAAGCTGTTGCATTTATGGAATCCAGTGAGTCATCAGTTTCGATAAGTACGCACGAACTAAACTGACGTTGAGGTGAGCGCACGCCTGCCATAATAGGAGTAGGAAGACTAATATCAAAAGTACTGATTGCATCATAAAGATCCTTTACCCATTTAATTCTATTTTTACTATAGTTCTGGAAAAGTGTCATGGCAATCAACATAAAAGCCATTTGAGGTGTCTCATAGAACTTGTTAGTCACACGATTCTTAATCAGATACTTACCACGAAACTGTTCCATGGCAGCGTAAGTCAGCAGACTGTCACGATCGTGGTCAATGTACTTATTGAGTTCTTGCCACTCTTCTGGAGAATATGCATCGTAGATAGCCCAGTCATAGTAACCAGCGGTTGCTACTTCGAAGTAGTGTGTAAGTAGAGAGACAGGATTGTACGTACCATACACTTGCTTACGAAGATTATAGTTAATCAAACGACCAGCAACATACTGATAGTTTGGTTCATCTTCTGTAATGAGTTCGGCAGCTGCTTTGATTAGTGTCTCTTGAATATCAGAAGACTTGATCTTATCATAGAATTGAATATGTGTTTTGATTTCAAGATCTGAAACAGAAACGCCACTTAAACCTTCACACGCAAACTGCGCAACCTTATGGAACTTATTAATATTGAGTGGTTCTCGCGTTCCATCACGTTTCGTTACTGTTATCATCTGACCTCTTTCTTAAACAAACTTTACCGTCGTCATAAACGGTCCATACTAATTCTGTATCGATATCCCAACCCATTTGTTCCATGAATTCATCTGATAGATCTATGTATAACTCTCCATCTTCAGTTTCTTTAACTACAGTGCTATGTTTCATGGTAGCTTACTCACAAAATCATCCCAAACTTTAATATCATCGAGAGCCTTGATTACATCAGGAAAATGTTGTCCAATAATCGTCCAGCATTGCTCAGCAACAATACGATGTTCTTTCTGCGTCGCCTTATCCATACGAAGTTGGCAGTAGTGAATCCATGAACGAAGAGAACCAGCCATTAGTATTGTCGATTCGGTCAACCCTTCTGGAAGAACTGCACGCGCTTGTTCTTTCGCAATTCCGTTTTCTATTGCCCAGGTGTAGGCATCTTTTGCTGCCCGTGTGGCGCATTGTTGCATTGCTTGCCATTCTTCGGCCAATCGGTTTTTTTCGGATCCCAGCTCCACCGAGTTTTGCCTATTCTTGGCGTCTTGTAGACGGGCTTCTCGAGTGACGAATCCAAGTTCCTTAATCGGGTCTGCATATCTCTGCGAAAATTCTTGAAACGAAAAGGATCGATGGCGAAGAATTTGCCGAGCGATGTCACGAGTTGTTTTAATTTCCATTGATACATGTACCATCTCCAGCGGTGACCAGTGTTGGTTCTTAATAAGATACTGAACCAGTTTAGGCGCTGTTGCTGTATTGTTTTGATTCGAGGGATTTGATACTCTTGCTGCCCATGCAACTAGTTCATTGGCAGTATTGCATTCTGTATAGGAGCTCGGCTTCGTCAGACCGATTAAATTTACTTCACTCATTATTAATCCTTATGATTACACATTTCATCACTTACTGTTGTCTTGAATACGTTTGGCAATAAACCATGAATAAACAGTATTGCTCCCCAGCGCCACGATCTCAACATATGCTTAAAATAACTTATGTTATTATCACTCAGATGAGACATCGAACGTTTTCACCTTTTGGAACTGTGGAAGATTTACATATCCATTTGCCTTTAATTCTTGAACTCGAGCAAGAGCATCGTAGTACTCGACATATTGCCCATCGTTATACCACCAAAAATAATCCCATGGAGCCCAAGCCCGCGGCGCGCGGTGGTACTCTACAAGCCACTGCTTACCGACTCGAAAGATTCGAAGCTTCTTGATTACGATCTTCTCGTACTCGATTCCGTATTCGTTGTCTACTAACTCAGTCATCAGTTATAGTTCCTTTCCTTTGTAATGAACGGATCTAACTTAGTCATCATAAAGTCACTCAGCGCGTCATAGTCTTCGTCTTCATTAGGAACTCGACCAAGCTGCACAAGAAAATCATGAAGTTCAAGAGTTAAGTTCATAATAGTATCTTCATCCATGTCCATTACCCATTAAATTAAATATATTTGGATCAAAGTAGAGTTTACCATGTGTACTGGTACAATCTTGATCACGGGAAACAACTCGAACATAATCATCAAAGAACTTGAGTCCTCGAAGGGCAATGATCAACATCTGTGCCAGACTGACCATGTTTGCGTTATAGACTACCCATGTCAGTTCTTCGTTGGGCATACTCAGAATAGTCTTAACGGTCTTTTCGCCATAATGCGAAATGTAACTTTGCAGTTGGTCCGGAGTAATTACATTCATCTAAAACATCCTTAATATATTCTGGTTTCATACCAGCTAAAATCATATCATTGACATCTTTATATTGGATGTCCGACGGCCATATGACTACACGATAACCAGCATCAATCGCCTTCTGCATTCTTTTGATTGTATCTGAATGTCTTGGCTCATTATCAAATACTACCACAATTTTCTCTTTAAGTAAACCGGTTTGTTCGACTTGTGCAGCAAGATCTCCACCGGCGGCTGCCATTGCATTTGGCAAGAACATCGAATCGATCGGTCCCTCTAGTAGATATATATCATTGGACTCGTCGATAGTATCCATACCGAATATTTTTGGTTTCGAATCGTCTAACATGATGGTGATATATCGAACGCCGTCTTTTCGAAACGACCTGCCTTGAAAACCAAAGAGATTCTTTTCCTTATCGAGGAATGGTATGATCAGACGAGGTTCGTCTTTCTCACCAATCTTGATCTTGTCAGGAATCATAGTATTGACCCACGCACCAAATTTTGGAGCATAGAATAATTTATAATGCAAATGCGGAGGGATTTGCCGACTGTCGACATACTTCTTGACAGGATGATCAGGATCTAACTGACTTACTTTCTTCAGTTTCGACAGAGCCGTGGTCTTGACAAAGACTGGCGGTTTCATCTTCTCTGCAAAAGTTTCGACGTCTTTTTGATTACCAGATTCTTTGATCTGTTCCTTGACGTATTCGAGATAAAGAGTCGGATCGATTTCTTTCATAAAATACTTAAACTGCATGCTCGCGCTACAGTTATGACAATAAAAGCGGATCTTACCTCCTCTTTCGAGAAGATGCCCACGAGTCTTACGACGATCCTTTTGACTGTCACCGCAGATCGGGCAACGGAATCGATAGACATTGCTATTGATTCTTTGAAATCTTTCTAATCTTCCTGAGAGAAGACTAATGTATTTGTGTTCTATCCAAAGCATTACTATTATTCCTCACAACTGATATACTCATTATACACAGTTATGGAATAATGTACATTAAATAATGCGGTTTCAGTAAATATTAAATATAGATGCCCATGGAACGAGAGTTATAATGCCACCTACAATAGCAGATCCGCCGATGACTGCCCACATCCATTTTTCCATAGTAGTGATTCGATCACTTAAAGTATTGTGCTGAATAGTCGACTCGGCTCTCATCTCTTTAATTTCTTTCATGAGTTCATCGTACTGATCATCAATGCTTTCTTTCAGCTCACGTTCACCAGAAGAGATGCGCTCATGTAGGATTTGAATCTTGTCGTCTGTTTCCATTCTGCGCGCTTCCAATAAATCTGATAGTTGTTTGCTTATGATTTCTTGAGAAGTCAACTTAGTTTCATGCACAGCAAGAAGATTCGATACGCTGCTTGAAATATCAGTCAGCTTATCAATAGTGGTATCCAAACGACCAACAAGCGTATTGACGACTGCCATGTCTCTATTCAGATACGACACGTCTTCAGATAGCTTATTGACCGATGGTGTTGCCATTATTCTGTAGGTTCTGTGCTAGCTTTGAGTGCAAGAGCTGCACCGCCTGCTGCGAGGACTGCTCCTAAACCGATACCCCATGTTGATGCGTCAAATTCTGCACCACGATAGATATCATAAATCGAAAGGCCAAAGAAGATCATTACTCCTTTGGCCCATAGGATTCTGCCTAAATCGAGCGTTTTATTATCTTTTCCAGTAAAAGTCTGGAAAATAAGATCCTTTAGTTTCTTAAACATATGAGACTCCGTAAATGGACGAAATCATAATTTAGAAAGGACCGTGATCCTCGTCGCTATCTTTGTATTTATCAATTGCAGCCATCATCTTAATTTCGTTGTCTGTTTCAATCGATTCGGCTTGCGCATTAATGACATGAGATTCTGCAACAGCCTTATGATCGGTCTTACCGAGTTCTTGAACCTTTACATTCGGATCAAACTCGGCAACTTTCATGCCCATCATCGTAGCAAACGCACCAACAAAGGCACCAATAATCATTGAGAATGCAGGACCAATGATCTTAAAGATCTCGTTGTTATCTATCATGTGATTTGGCAAAAAGAGACCAATTAGGAAGATACCAACAACTGCTAACATAATAGATGATAAGACGAGCGTTACCATCTTCATGATAGTTAACTGGATCTTACCTTTTTCTAGCTCGAGTTGTTCGAAGCTAGTAATTGGAGGTGATGAGAAAAACGATAGCAGACTCATTTCTTTTTTCTGCCTTTGCGCGCTTTGCCTTTTGCAGCAGCCACTACATCTCCAGCTTGATTGACAACTTCTTTCGCTGCAATGACAACGTCGGTTACTTCTTCTTTTACACGTTCTACACGAGTTTTCACTTCTGTTACGACTTCTTTCACTTCTTCTACAACTTCGTTAATCTTCTCATTGGCTTCTTTAAAATTGTTTTCAGCAACAGCTTTAGCAACTTCAAGATCTTCTACTGTGACTTTATTATCTTTATTAAGATCTGCGAATGCAAACCAACTTTTAATTTTTTCCCACATAGTATGTCTCCGCTTATTTTCTATTTGATGTTGATGCTAGTTTTCTTGCAACACTCGCAGGAAGCCCGTCTTTTGAAAGATTAAGAAGTCCCAGTGCGGCGATCAAAAGTAGGAGACCGCGCGTATCATCTTTATTGCCACTGCTCGCTCTATTGAGAGAGTTGGCAATGATCGTAATGACACTATCATTCGAATCGTCTTCTACTGGAGCGTCTTTAAACTTCTTCATTTCTTCTTCTCTTTTGCCATGGCATCAACAGCTTCTTTATTTTGAATTATCCACTGTTGGAGCTGTCTTAACTGCTCGGAGTTGGCTTGGCAACTGGAATAGTTTCCGATGATGGAGAGGAGGGCCGTAGTGTCTGTAATTCCTGAGGGGCTCGCATCAGAAGCTCTGGCGGAGTCGGCATCACCGGATGTGGCACTAAGGTCGTGCGTGTACACCCAGCCATTAGACATATCGTGCTGAGTAGGAACAGAGTCTTTAACGATGTCGCGATATACATATTCTTTCTCTCTAATTGTGTTAACTCTATCAACGTATTCAGTCACTACCTGAGTAGAAATTGTAGAATTCTTCCTCTCTAATTCCGCGACTTGCTCACTCTTTTGTGCAGAGAAACGAGCCAATTCGGCTTCAGCATAGGCAGATCCTTTCATATAACCGAAAATGAATACACCAACCAGAGCCGCGCCGATGGCAAGCAGTTTATATGGCAGTGGAATCATGCCTAGCATATTATTTTTTCATAAACCGATTGAAAGACATTACGTTTTTCTTTTTCTTATTTACCGGTGGTTCACCTTGTAGACCAGCTACATTGCCAGCACCTACTGAATTCGTCGCAACTTCTTCGCTCATCTCGGTTGCCATGTAGTCAGCAGCCGTCTGCATATAATCATAAGCAAGAGTAATCTTTGATTGAACCCATTCAGGAAGATCTGTGCTTGGCTCGAGCATATCATGAAGTTGTTCTGCATGATTCATGATACCCTTCAGCTGAGACATGACCATCTCGCCTTCGTATCCGTATTCTCTTGAATCTTTAGCCATTAAATCTTCCTTAGTTTTTGTACTATGACTTCGTCTACAATAATGTCGTCTGTCAGAAGTGTTTTATTATCGACACCGATATTCAATATCTTCTCAGGAAGTCTTCCTAATAAAATAATGAATGGCTTCAACATATGATGATAGCCATCCAACTTAAAGAAGAGTAATCGTGTGGCTTCGTTGCCAAATACGTTATATAGAACAACAAGATGATTGACGATTAATCTATCTTTTAAGTCTCCAGATTCTTCATAGCGATTCAGTAATCTTTTAATATATTTGAATCGAGCTAAGTCTTCGTAAAATTCAAGATCCTCAAAACATTGTGGATTATCATAACACTTAGCAGCATATATCAAGAAATTGGAATCATCAAGTTTTTCAATCATTAGGCAATTCTTACTTTCACTTCCCCTGCCGCAGTATAGTATAGTTGACCGAGTGCAACACCGCCGGTATTTGCGGCAGTGTTATTTGCATATGGGCCTTGTACGATAGCTTTACGAAGTGTGGATAATGTAGCAGATACTGTCGTGTTGGCGGAGATATCCTCGACAATGAAGATGTCTCCGCTCGCGATCGACGTATTGGCCGTGCCAATCGAAGTCAGTTCAGTTATTTTCTTGGCACGATCACTCATATATTATCCTTATGCGTCTGGCAAGATTGCGTCGTCAGATGCATCAGTCGAGAACGTTCCACCCATAGCTACGAGTGTTTCATACTGAACGCGACCTGCACGACCGCCTGTACCAACTGTACGAAGTACCCAACCGGTGTGTGCTGCGCCCTTGGTATAACCGCGCTCTGTCAAAACAGCAACCGCAGTCGCAGTTTCGCCTCTCAAAGAGTGCCCTGTTTCTGACAATCCCTTTGTCAGGTCGATCTTATCACCATTTGGAACAGCTGCAAGAGTAACGACTGTTGTATTTGACGTCTTAATAAAATAATCAGTACCTGATACTAGATTTGTCAGAGCGGTATTGCCTGTTGCAACTGTGTACGTTACCTTATCACCCACAAGGAAAAAGCTATTTGCGGTCGTGATTGCAATCGCATCTGTAGCATTTGTAACAGCGGCGTTAGCATTAAATGCAGCTGCAGCCGGTGCAGCAATAGTCACTGCAGGTGCAGATGTATATCCGCTGATTGTTGCGTTGGCTGTCACCGCAGTCACACGACCTGTTGCAACTGTTGAGTTAGCAGCAAGCGTGTTTGCACCGCCAGTTGTATTCGCAACTGACACTGCGGCGTTAGCTGCATAACCAGAACCTGCGTTGGTAATGATATATTGCTGAACTGCTGCGTTACCAGAAACACCAATTTCTGTAGCATCAAGGCCAAATTGGCCTACTGCTTCGCCGGCAACAAATGCGCCGATTGTCGTATTACCAAACAGAGCTGTTTGGTTTGTTGTGTTAGGTGTTAAGTTAACTGCAGTTGTGGCCCATAGGACCGAGTTTGCAGCATCGTCTGTATTGCCCCATTGAGCCATCTTCGTTTCTCCTAAAGATTCTTTGTCTTATTTATCATTCTTCGGATGTAAGCATATCAATCATGTATGCCGACATTTTTTTATTAAACTTTTTTGGTTGACCATTATGAATAACAGTGCCTTCTTCCATCTGTACAACTTGAGGTAGAGGCATAACTTTTTCATTTTCAATAACAACTTCAACTTCTGATAAAGTCTCGGTTACAATTGGTTTATTTTTTACTATAAAATTTCCGACATTAATATTAGATGCTACATTAGGTAAAGTTACAACTTCTTCACTTTCGATAGAAGGCGTAGTATTTTTTACTATAAGGGTTCCGATATTAATTGCCATATTACACCTATACGTGTTTCATCAGGTTTTCATGAGAGTGACCTACAAACTTCTGAAAGTCTTCTTTCTCGTTCGGCTTCATGCCAGCATACTTCGTCAAGATCTTTGCTGCATGTGTTCCTGAAACTTCTTTCGAATCGCCATGTGTAAAGTTGATCTTAGATCCACCTAACATCGATGTCTTTGCCTTCGACAACTGATTCATGATGTGCTGACCAGCTTCAACCTTTGGCTTCTCAAGAATACCGTTTTTCTGAAGAATTTCGATAGTCTTCATATGTGCAGGATTGTTGTGCATGAGCTTTTCTTTTGTCTTCGGATGAATCGTGAAATCCTTGGCACCAGCCTTTCTTGGGCGACCGCGCGCTTCGGTGATTTCTACTTCTTCGAATGTCTCATCGTTCAGCGAATCAACAAAGTCTTGCTCTTCCTTGGTCAGCTTGCTAACTGCAGTCGCAATACCTTTTTGACGCTTTGCGATAGTGTCAAAGTTTTTCTTTGATTTTTCATCGGCAGCAATCTTCAGACCAGCAGTCACACCTTGTGTACTCATGCGATCTGCCGCCTTATTAATATAACGACCCAGTGTTCCCTTTGAAAGTTCATCAATCTGTTCGGCTTCTTCATTGGTAGCTGCTACCTTAGGTGCTTCCATTCCATATTTGCCAGGATTCAATTTTTTAGTTGCAAGCTTTCTACCAGCATCCCGGTTCTTGTCACCTTTAAAAGTGCCACGCTGTTGATATGTGTCTAAGATTCCCCCGGGTTTCTTTGAAAGTTCATCGACCTGCTCGGCTTCTTCTTTAACAGTAAATGACTTACTGATGATCTTTCCAGCTCTTTCGGCTCCCTTCATTTTATTACCTAGGAGTCTACCAGCTTCCTTTCGATCACCAGGATTATACCGAGTAGCTCTAGCTGAACGTTCTACAGCTGTTTCTCTAGGTGCAAACGATTTACTTAGGTAATCCATTGCTTTCTTTGCAGATGTTTCATCAAGATCTTCAGCTTCTTCCTTACGAAGTTGATTAATTAGTTTCAACGACTTGCGACCGTGTCCCTGATTGAATAGAACGGTTTCAATATCCTTGTCGGACATGTTTTTTCTATTAGCAGTATTAGCCATTCTACGAGCTGCTTCAGGCTTAATCATCTTTTGTGGAACTCTAGCAGGAGCTGAATACGTATCACTCAACTCATCAATCTGCTCGACTTCTTCTTTAATATTAATTCTTTTATTCTTACCATGATGCCATCTAATGCCAGATTTCCATTCATCAGCCGAAATACCCTTTGGGTGCTTTTCACTTTTCTTTGAACCGTGCATCTGAGAATGGGTATACCAGCCATCATCCTCTTCATCAAGCATATTCTTGCCCAACTTAGTACGTACTGCTTTCGCTAACTTTGATGCATCGACACCGAAATCGCTAGCTGCTGAGCGAACATGGCTCTTGCGAATATTGTCTCCGTAACGCTTTTGAAGATGAGCAACGATCTTTGCAGTTTCATCGAGATTTTCGACTTCTTCTCCAAAGATCTTCTTATAAGCGGCACTCTGTGCTTTACGAACAGTTTTGTCACCAAACTTTCTTTGAATTCTATCACCTTGTTTGTCTAACTTGTTATAGTCTTTTTCAGCTTCATCATCGTATTGACCGTCGTTGAATGCTTTGGCATTACGCTTGGCATAAGCATTTACTGCAGTCTTTGCAGAAATCTCATCGATCTGTCCAGGCGTATCGCACTGTCCGCAACATTCAGGAGTTCCGCAATTGTTATGCTCAGCTTCTTCATTCTTCTTAGCAAGATCGTTCATTGCTTTCTTCGCAAGATACTTAGCAACATTCTTTACTTTATTGCCGTATGCGTCTTTGCGTTCACCGGGTTTGCTATACGGCGGATCAAAAGGCATATCAGTGCCTTCGCTACGAAGATCTTTGTCAGCACCATGATATGTGCCTTTGCCCTTCGTGATGTATGAATTGACACGAGCATGTGCCCACTGTTGTGGAGTTGTACCTGGACGATGGCCACTATTCCAAGCAGCAATACCGCGAGCATATACTTTTTTCAAGGTAGACAAAGATACACCAGATTTCTTTGCTTTATCGGCAAGACCGCTTGAAGCTTCTTCCACCATTTCCATGATGTCTTCTTTTAATTTCTTTTCTTTGGCCATCATCGCGCGAACTTTGTCTGCAGTTTTCTTGTTTGCATCAGTCGGTTCGTCGACAGTCGGCATCGAGCCTTCTTTCATCTCTTCTGCTTCGCACTTTTCGCATTCACAATCTGATGGGCACTTCTTCGCTTCTCCAAGAATACCGCGAACTGTATTAAGAAGATCAGCACTAAATCCTGTGATTTTATTCGTTAACATTTTTTGCTCCGTTTATTTGAATCTATTTATGAAATTATTTCATCGATGCTCGGAGCATCCATGCGTGTTTATTGTGCTGATCAAGTCTTTCTTCGAGGAAGTTAACAAGACCGTTTTGTTTGTATTCGTCTGCTACATTTCTTACGAGTTGAAGAGAAGCAAGAACTCGATTGTTATCTTCGAAAAGATTAGACACCATTTGCTCAGGTTTAATGATAAGAACTTCGTCTTCGATGCTTGTTAATTCTTTGAAGCGGCTGAAGGCAGCAGGAGCGTATGCATTCTGTGCGCGAATCTCTTCGGCAAACTGATCGATTGCACCACCGACTTCTTGATAAATGTTACCAAAGAAATCATGATACATCGAGAACATTGGTCCTTCGACGTTCCAATGATAGTTCTGTGCCTTCACATAGAAAGCATAGGTATCTGCAAAAGCTTCTTTAAGCGGATTAGTGATCTCTTCCATCAGTTGCACTTCCATCTACGAAGGGACATTGCTTTACGAGTTGGTCTGCCCTTCTCGTCTTTCATTGGACCTTTATTGCCACTCATACGAGCACAGAATGACTTACGTCTGCCTGCAGCTTTTGATCCGGGTTTGACTTTACCAGTTACGGCTGTCTGAAGGTTAGATCCAGGATTCTTTGCGCGAAAAGCTTTCACACCTTTCGCTGTCATCCCTGCGCCTTTTTCGGTGGCAATGAAGTGACCCTTTGAATCTTCTCCACGCTCAGCGATGAACTCCTTGAACCCGATCATTCGGCATCTCTCTCAACATCTACTTCTTTCCGAACTTTTCTCCAAACCCATCCTTTTGGAGTACGAAATTTGATCATTCGAAAATCTGATCTGCGCTCGATATCTTCGTCGAAAGTTGTATTAAACATTTCGTTGACATCTGCTTTTTCTTGACCAGGCGTTTCTTTCTGATACTTCTTGACAAGTGATTTAGTACCGACTTCACGATCTGCAGAAGTATCTTCGTTAAATCCAAATGCCGCATCTACTTTTTTATTGCCGTGCTTTGAACGAATAATGTGTGATGCCGCGTGATCTTTAGATTTAAAACCAGAGGTATCAACAACTCCGCCGCTCTGTGCAATCATACTACGAAGAGTTTTAATATCGTGCTTTTTTAATGAGTCATATTCTTTTACAATCGGATGCTTGTCGGCAGCTTCATTGATTCCTGCATGCTTATGTGCAGAATCTTTGAACTTTAAACCAAAGTATTTTACCTTGCCATGTTTGTTCGAAGCTTTCCAACCGCGTTGTTCAGTGCTGCCTTTTTCTTTAAAGGCTTTTACATACGGTGTATTGTTGGATTCGTCGATCACTTTCTTTTTGATCTGATCTTGAGCGATACGAATCTGTTGCGGATCAGCGTCAGTCTCTCTTTTCGTGTGCATCTTATGGCGCTTAACGTACTGAACTTCTTGACGTTCTTGAGTAGCAGTTTCTTTATGATCTGCAGTTCTTACGCCGCCATATCTTACTTTACCGTGTCTTGCCGTATCAGCGATCTTATTGCCTACTTGATCTTCGACTGCTTCTTGAGCTGACTTTAATCCAGCTTGTGTTGGAGCACCTTTCGATCCAGGCTTACGCATACGTTCGCCAGATCCAGCTGCAATTCTTTTGCGCTTGGCATGAATATTAGCCCATAGACTTTCGTTGACAGGATCTTCGTGCATATCAGATGCACTATAATCCTCGTTAGCACCGTACATGGCATGATATTTCTTCGTATGTACAGATTGTGGCATCGGTTTCTTACGAGCTTCTTTGTCTCCAGGAGCATCTTGATATGCACGATCATCTTTATCAGAATACTTTTCCATCTTCTTCCAGTGAGCTTCACGCTTCTTGGCAGTTGATGGGCTTAAACCAGTATGATAGGCTTCGAAGACATTATCAAGCTTATCGTTGATAAGTTTCTCTTCGCGAAGATCTGCATCGAGTGTCCACGCTCTGCCTTTGGCAATATAGCTATTCACTCTTGCAAAAGAGAATTGTTCTTGTGTAGCTTTGCCGTCATTTTCCCACGCAAAAGAACCGCGCTCGAACACCTCTCTAAGGGTCGAGAACGGTATGCCGGTTCTTTCGGCTTTTTGAATAAGAGTAGAGGTTGCGGCATCTTCTGGAAGAACTGCATTAAGCAGTCTCTTCAGCGTAATACCCATTGTGTTATTGTTCTCGTTAAGAGCATCAATCGAATCATTAATGATGTCGACGAGCTGCATCGAAGTCTTACTGTCAAGACTTTCGACGATGTTATTGAATTCTTCGTTGACTGGTCCAGCAGTCGCATGCTGTAGCTTTGCTCCAGATTGGAATGAAGCTAAACGATTGACTTCCGCTTTACGAAGCGAAGGTAAAAGCCGCGCAGCTAATTTTCGAATTAGCGCGACTTTCTTATCGACTACTTTATCCACTTGAATTTTTTCAGATGTGGTAAGCTCGGTATAAGGAGTTCCCTTACGAGCTGCAAACCTCATCTTGACAATGTTTCTTGCTTTGTTGATTGCTCGAGCCTTCAGCTTATCTTCTGAGGCAAGCTTGTGTTGTGCGACTTCTTTCGCTCTCTGCATCTTTGGCTCTTTTGCTCTTAAGATGCGAGCTCTGCGTTGGCGCTGAACGAGTGTCAACGCTTTTTTCTCAGCTAAGGTGTCAGTTAGGACTACGGTATCCTCGTTATGCTGGCGATTTCCGAGACCCTTAAGCTGAGGACGGATCTCGATACTATCAAGTGGTTTGCCAGTTACAGACGTGCCGGTTGGCTTTTTTAACTGCTTCGTATCAACCGGTTTTTTATTCTTATCTTCCATCAGAGTTTCCCTTGGGCTTATCTGTTACACAAACGGGATTGCCGTAGCCTAACCGCAAACCTATTTATAACAAAGAAACTTTAACGGATCAACCAATCCAGTTTTTAAATCTCACAATGAATGATTCGTTCACGCCCATGCCTTTGCGGACATCATGATACAGTTCATCTTTATGTGCTTTACTCATACCTGATGGAGCCATCTTATGGAATGATTCCTTATCACCTGCGGTAACGTGCTTACGCATAGCAGTACCAGAAGCGGATTCAATTCCACCTCCGCCTTCTTTACGTTCTCCGCCTACTGACTTGACCTTAATGCTCTTAAAGTTATAATGACCATGCTTGAGATCTTTGCCATTATACTGATGTAGGAGTTTATGGAATTCATTGACACGATCAGAACCAACATGCATCGTCACATGTGTGTAACCAGCTTTATGCAACTTCGACATCTGATGCAAAAGAGTAGGATGATCTTTACTCATCGCTTCAACCTTCGCTCCTTTGACAGCACGAGAAAGATGCTTTACCTTCTGCTCAGGTGTCAAAGGGTTCTTCTTGGCATCATGAGATCCAGTCGTCAAGATCTTATGATCAGCACCTTCCGCTTTAGCAGAATCCATCACATGTTTCACAACCATCGCATGTCCAGCATGGACAGGATTAAATCTTCCTTGTGTAATATGAATGGACTTCATACTGCTTTATCCCTATTAAAATTGGCTGCCGAGAACTCAGCACGATCAACAAACTTAGTAGGACGATTATGTCTGACTACTACAAAACCTTCAGGCTTTGCTTTCTTTCCATTAATGCTATGATCAAATTCTGAATTGCTCGAAAGCGTATTCGTTAATACGTTCTTGGCCTTTTGTAATGCCTTATGTTGATTTAACACATTTTCAAAGTGCCTACGATTGCGTTGAACGTGGCCAATTGCAGTTTCCATCTCAGCAGTTTTCGCGGCTTTTGATTTGTCAGTTTTTACACTATCAACTTTCTTTTGATGCGACTTGATGTAGTGATTCATAAAACCTTCGACATTCGGTTTTGTACCAGTACGAACAGTATGATTGATATAAGTCTTCAGAGGAATCTCATGGCCTTTAATCGCTTCATATGTTTCAGGCTTTGTTTTCTTATTGGCTGCAGCTGCTGCAGACATCGCCTTTGCAAATCTTTCGCGATTCTGAGGAGTATACTTGATATTATCAAGGCGATGCGCGGTAGAAATCAAATGCACATCTTTATGCAATCCAAAATCGCCGAGTTCGGCGCCGTGCTCGGCTTGCATGTCTTCGAGGTTGTTGCCATTATACTTGGTATGAACAGCAACACCAATTTTCGAATTGAGAGCGGCTTTACCTTGTGCAGATGCCTTCGCAGCAGAATATGTAATGGTATTCGGAGTGAAGTGCACTCGACCATCATTGTCATGAACATCGTCAGGCGTATGCATAATATCGCCTTGGAAAACCCCTTTCTTCGGTGTCACCTTCGGAAGGTGCTGTAAAGCTGCTCTCAGTTTTGTTACCAAGCCAGGCGCATGACCATGATTCTTTTGAATATCGTCTTCGGTATAGTTAATCTTTGGATTCTTATTAAAGGCAGACTTTGATGCGACAAAGAATCGACCAGTTTGAGGATGTCGACCGAATACGACAGAAGGAGAACCATCATACTTCATGGTCACTTTGGTATCGTTTTTCTTTCCAGTCAACTTATCATGCACATCTTTTAGGTTGTGATAGGCATGCGAAAAGCCTTCATGACCAGCATTGATTACATGATCTTCGGCATGCTCAAGATGCTTCAGTTTGCTTTCGTCAAGCTCTTCTGCAAGGAAATCTTTAAATGTGGTCATTATGGGTTTCTCTTCATGCGATGCCTTTTAATTACATCAACAGCTTGTTTAATAGTTCTTTTTAAAAGTTTTCCTTCGCCAGCTATAAGACGGATGTCTTGCACAGTAATAGGATTACCCTTGTGGTCTACGTGCTGTTCAGAGACAAAATGTTTAAATGTTTTCATCGTACTGTTTTTACCGATCCATCAGGATTTACAAAATAAGCTTCGAACGTAATATCAGGAAATTCTTTCTTCAATGAAAGAAACGCATGAAGATTGCTAGGAGCATCATCAAACAATCTTAACTTTGTATAGTTCTTGGTATTTATATATTTCTTAAAGATGATCTTCTTGGCTTCAGCCGATGAGTCAATCTTCAAGTTACCAGCACGTTCGACATGGATATTATCGATAGGAAGACCATGATCTCTGAATGTCTGAAGGAAGATGTCCTTGTTATCGAAGTCAGCACGTGCTGTACAGATAATCACTCGACTATGAGGATTCTTTTTCGAGTTAGCAAAGATAGCTTTTGTTTTGGCAACCATTCGAGTGATTGGCTTCGATGACTTGCGGAACACCTCTGCGTTAGCAAACTCTCCGAAGTCGTAGGTTTCACCCTTCTTACGCTTATATGTGTTGAACTCTTGGTTATCTAGCATACGAACTGTCTTACCATCTTTCACAACAGCAACTTTGGCATACGTATGGAAGAGCGTCTCATCGATATCGAATATCGTAAGTGTACCTGAACCAATAAACTCTCTGAATCGTTTCTTTATCATAGTTTACTCTACCATAGTTTCGATAAAATGTACATGCTTTATTTCGAAAAAGGATTTATTTTTCCTGGAGTTCCAAGAACGGTGTACTTTGATTTTTTAGGCATGAACTCTTTGATCTTTACCTCAGCTTGAACTTCATAATACTGTGATCGAGTCGAGACACGAACCTTAAAATCTCCTGTTCCTGCCAGCTTTGGAATATTTCTGTCGAGGCCAAACGGATTTTTAGAACCAATCATATAGAAGTCATCGCCCGCTTGAATATAATATGCTGGTGCAGCTTTTCCTTCGAGGTAGTGTCTCGTTACGAGTTCTCCGATATTCATATTCGGCTCGTTAGCAATATAGCGATTTATACCAGATTGGCCAAAGTAGCTCTTCATGACATGCAACGGTACACAACCAGGCATTTTAAGTTGGCCTTTATTCGTTGCAATGATAATTGATTTGTGAGGAATTCCAGAATAAGCGGAGATGTCTTTGATAAACTTTGCAGCTTGAGAAGATGCGTTTAGGATCTTTACAGCTTCAGCTGCAACAGGTGTAGTGTAGGTAGTCTGCCACTTTCCATCCATATAAAAACATCTTGGATTCGAAAGATTATCTCCATGAGACATCTTTACTTCGAGCCACGCTGTAGTTCCATTGCGAGTTACTTGCACATCAGCATATTTGACATCGCGGCCCTGTACTGCTTTAGTATTCGGCGCCGAGTTGATAGCTGCCGCTACATCTTTTTCAAACTTGTCTGATGCTACACTCATAAAAACTCCTTTGACATATTTATCAAACAAAATAAAACCGCTCCGAGTATCTCTACTGGAGCGGCCGTATTAATTCTATTTATATGTTATGCTGCGACAGTAAACCATTCTGGAATAGGACGCTTTGTCCAAGCCATCTTAAATCGTTCTTGCTTTGTCTGATAGAACTTACGATAAGATCCTACGATGTCGCTGTAATCGATACACTCGGGAAAAGCCGCCATGGCCAACGGAAACTGAGTCTTGTAGCCAATTGGAATATTACGAGGCAATTGCTTGAGTGCTTCTCGTAAGAGTGTATCAGTACTATGAACTTTACCATAGCGATACGTATACTCGTCGCAGAGAGCAGCAAAATGTACCCAGTGCCAAGTGTAGTTGTTATTACTCTGTGCAGTCCAAATCGTGCAAGGATGGTGCATATGCACAGCACGATAGAACGTATCTTCGCGTTCGTCAGGAAGAGTCCATGCCTTCGACATCGTCTTACCAGACTTTGAAGGAATACGACACTGCTCGCCGTCGAGCATACGATGAACTGTCGAGAGCATCTGAGCGCTCTCGACGATCATCTTGACTACATGTTTATCACACTGCAGCTGAGCTGCTTTTACAGGATCAGTATCTAATACAAATACATTCATATTCCAGCTTTCTTTACGAGATCTTTATATCCACGCCATGACGGATGGACATTATCAGGTTGAACATACGAAGTAGAGATGATACGATCTCCGTAACTGACAGCAATGCTCTTCACTGCAGTGTTGACTGCAGGTTTGCAAAAGCCTTTATTACAAGGAGGCATGATCCATACTATATTGCCTACCTTAATACGAGTTCTAATTTTTGTAAACTCTTTTTTCGTATTCACGCCGCTATGATCGTTTGTTCCGAGGCTAATCACGATTGTCTTGGCTTCAAGCGGAGTCTTACCCCACTTTTTGTTCCATTGCCAAGTATTCCAACCACCTTTCGAATAAGATACACACTCTTTTGGAGCAAACATCTTCGTTCCAACTGCGATCGAGTCTCCCATGATCAAACATTCAAGCATTAGACTTGAATTCCTGTCACCTGTTTCAGATATTGTGTAGCAACCTGTGCGCTTGTTTCAGTGGCGCCAACAATCACAGTATCAGAGATGACGACGTTGTTATCAGGAGCTGACATCATCCATGGCATCATAGCAAAACCTTGAGGTCCCATACCAACTGTACGAGGCTTCAGCAGTTCGGTGACACCACCTTCTTGCTTGACACGAGCAATGAGTTCTTCGCCCGACATCAACTTAATTGTATATACTTTATTCTGTTCCATTATTTTCTACCTCATAACGTTGCATTGTGCCTTTCCAGACTTTTACTCCGCCGCCATCGTATTCCCAGTCACGTTGGCTAGGATCAAGTTCTTTCATATCTGGATTTGAAGTATCATAGTTTACTTCGTGCACATAATTAAATTTCTGCTCTTCTGACCACCCTTTGAGATAGTCATTATCCTCGTCGAACATACGAAGATACTCGGCGTCATCGATCACGCGAGCAGAAGTGACTAACTCGTCGATATGCATCTGAGAAAACTCTTCCGCCTCGTTCATCGTGACTGTGTCTTTTGCATGTTCTGCACTCTCACAATCGACAACATAACGAATACGGTGTATCGAGATTGTTTCTACAAGATACTTAGGCATCGAAGGTAGGCAGTTCAGCGAACTTATAGGTACCAGGTATAGAGTACCAGTCAATGACCTTCTCCAGTGCCTTGATCACCTCGCCAATCTGTTTACGGTCGTTGACAGGATCCGTATCGAACACACGAACGTTACCATTCTGATAGTCCTCAAGGAGACTCGACCGCTGTTCAAGCAATGTTTCAGTAACGATCTTGTCTATAGTTTCATAATCAAGTTCAATAGTATGCTTCATATTCATTCTCCTACCATTCAGGTCCAAAAGATTTGTCCGTTTTTTTATATACTTGAAACCAATCACATCCATATGCCGGACAAATATAGATGTTATCGGGAAGGTCATTGTCGTCTTTGGCGCCGCTTTCACCACAGATGAAGTAGATGCCACCAAGTTTTTCTATAAGGCCGATGTGCTTGACCATTGCGTAAACTTGACGCAGTTTACGCAACTCTCCTTCATATGCCTCAGTCTCAAGATTCACTGGCATCTCCATATATAGATCGAGTTACGGGTCTTGAAGCGAACATACTCTGCACCATCTTCCCTGGTGTGTTCTTCAAGGATCTCTGTGATAGGCGTAGTCATCCACCAGTCGTGATGATCGTAGCTACGAGCATAAATTGAGCCAACTCTCATAACCGCTCCTACCTTTGGGCGGGCGTTTTGTTCGATGATCGTGTCGATCATCTTCTGGTTTTCGTCCCAAATAGGAGTGATGGCATCACTCATGCCGCCACGATCACCGGCACCATCGCCTTCGCGTTCTAAAGAGTATCGCATTCTACGACCTTTCTATAACGATTAAAAGTTCCATCTGCTTCTTCAACCATGATCTCATCGAGGCTCTTATTCTCAGCAAAGATACGCTGCTCATGCTCAGCAACCACACGACCAGCTTCGCGAAGCTTACGCATCACAGCATTGGCAATGCCAAACTTATTGCGGTTGGTATTGATAGCATCTTCAACAGCCGCTGCACAAGCATTGTACAGTTCGTCAGGAAGCTCCCAGCTGAGTTCAGTAAAGTTATGGATAGCACCTACCCGACGTAGATACGCCTGGCCGCCATCGACCGAGATAGCACCACAGGTGCAAGTTACAAAATCGTGACTGTGCTTAGAGAAGATGAAGTCTCCGCAACCGAGACATGTTACAGCATTTTGAATAATCATTTCAACTTCCCATCATATGTACGGAGCCACGGTTGACCGCAATGTTCGAGTTCAGTTTCGTCAAGAGCAACTCGTGCATTCTTGACATAGTCAATAAGAGAACGAAGTGCAATATTTTGACTATCACCGAGTGCAGCCAAATGAGTCTTACCAGGACGTTGGTTCATAATAATCTCCACATGTTATTATTTACAATACGATATTTTGGATAATTTGTACACAACTATTTTAGCCCCGGCGCATCTTAGCAATCTCTTCAGCATCCTCCTGACTGAAGACAGGAACCATGTTGGACTTATGCATAGTGGCAATACCTAGCAACTTATCGCCTGTGTAGACGTTTGGCTTCTTGGCAAATGTGACACCAGTGTCGGTCTGTGATGGATAGCGTTCACGGTGGTTGGATACATTATACTCTGGCAACGGTGTGCCACGGAGCTTTGGCTTGTACTTTCCCTGACGATACGCAATGTACTCGTCTAGAGTCTTTGGCGTTGTACCAAGCCGCTTGTTGAATTTGCAGTCATCACGCCAATCAATATAGTACTTATGGTACTGCGTGGCACTAGTCTTGGTCTTTCGTACACGCGTATTGGTGGTCGTGTAAGCCGGACCAAGAAGATGCATTGTCATAATATAATTTCCTCCTGATTCTGGTATACACTACCACCAATTAATTGTACATGCTTATTTTACGTTGACGATACCCTTAAAGTCGTAAAGGAACTTACAGAGATCATTTACGACAGGATTTGTAGTAGGATAGGCGTATCCCACTTTAACCTGGTCCACTTCCATTACCCCAGGCCTTTGCAGGACCAGTGTAACCAGTCTCTTCCCAACGCTTCTTGATCTTAGCCTCAACCTCATCAAAATGCAACGGCTCATAGTTGGTATGCTCAACCGAGACACACAGGTAGCGAGGATCAGGTATCTCTGTATCCTCAGAATATCCGTGCTTCCACCAGCCCATGATCTCATTGGCATGAAGATGCCCATGGACGTTGACCTTGAAACGTTCAGTTACGCAGTCAGGATGCAGAGGGATATGGCTCAGAATGAACTTATCCACCCACACACGAACACCATGGATCTGCTCAAAGCCAACTGAACGATAGTCTTCGTCCTTGAAGATGTCGTGGTTACCGCGTACAAGGATCTTACGACCGTTCATACGCTTTACCAGTTCGAGATACTTCTTGTTGATTACCACATCGCCAAGATAGTAAACTGTATCGAACGGTTTGACCTTGGCATTGTGCCGCTCGATCATGGTCTCATTCATCTCTTCGGTCGAAGTGAACGGACGCAGCGGACTGCCATCCCTGAGCTTGAACTTTTCCCATGAGTTCGTATGACCAAGGTGGTGGTCAGAGATCACAAACCTATTTACGAATCGAGTCATACTGTTTCTCCAAACGATGCAGCACGGTCTTCAACCGACGTCTTGCCATCGTAGGATTTCATCCACGCAGAAACAAGATCTCGTGCAGTCCGTTTGTCGTGACCAAGATCAGAAGCTACATAACTTGCAGCGCCAAACATATTCACTGCACCTGACTCACGAAGGTCGTCGAGGTATTCGAAGGCTTCAACCAGCTGTTCAAAATCATAATCCATAATAAAACTCCAAAAATATGGTTGAAGCGACTAATCCACCTAGGGAATTTACAGGGATCGAGCCCAACCCAATTTACGAAAGATCACTCGTAGTCGCTTCAACCATTATCAGCTTACACTGATTTCGATTAATTGTACATGCTTAAAATTACATTGCTGCCACTTTATTCATGAGCGCCAAGACTTGATCTGAGTGCTGCCAACCGACAAGCGTATCGTCATGACCCAGTTCAACCCAGTTGCCATCAGCATCCCATGCAGCAACTTCTACAGAGGTAAAACCGTCTTCCGAATTACCATTGCTATAAGTGCCGTCACCCATAGCCACAGAGACACTATAGCCATTCGCGAACGTCATAGAGAAGTTGCCGCTAACTTTGTTACCAAACTTATTCATTCGAACATTAAACATTTTCAATCTCCTTAGCTTATTATTCATATTACCAAGCTTTTGATAAAATGTACATGCTTATTTTAGCGAAGTTCTTTACCGTCAAGGATAAAGTAGCCACGGCCGAGATCGTCGCGATCGAATTGCAAGATCTCATCATTCATGAGGATCTGAAGAGGAGCCTCACCCTGTGCATTGTAAGCGCCGCCAAGACGAGCGAAGTAGGTTTCTACTGAGTAATGCTTGATCAACGCGGCTTGAAACTTGGTTTTTGTAACTGGACCACGATGCTTGAAGCGCGCAACAAACTTGCGTTCACCTGTAGCAGTCATATAGTGCAGGTATCCACCATGGTATTCAAAGTTCTTTTTATTAAAAGCAGTCATTTCAATCTCCTTAGCTTATTATTCATATTACCAAAGTTTTGATAAAATGTACATGCTTATTTTAGCTGTGCATCTGAATTTCTTTGAGGTAAGGAGAGATCGATTTGGCAGAATACTGAATGCCTTCGATCTCAAAGAACCACCGCCCGCTTACGGGACCAGTTTTTTCCCAACGAATCTTCATAGCTTCACCGTCGCGAAAGCGGCTAAGGCCCCATGTCCACTTGCGACCAGTCCTATGCTCGAAAGAGCCACCGCAAAGATTCGTAATCATATTTTCGTCCTTCATCATTATAGGTCCACCTTACCAAAGTTTTGATAAAATGTACATGTTTATTTTGAAAATAATGAATTATTTTTTAGTTTGCCAATGAATTTGATCGGGGATGGATTCGATGTATTTAGTCATGTGGTTGACGAATTTTCGACGGGGTTTTTCGTTAAGGATAATATCGACGCGTCGATAGGCGACAAGTTCGTCGCGATGGTTATAATCGTTTTGATAAAAAATACATGAGTCGAGATCGGGATGTTGATTGTGATAGTCGACGAGCGTTTGGATGTTAGGGAATTTAGGTGAGATGGTGTCGTCGAAATATTGAATAGTGTACATGAAGTTTCTCCTTAGCTTATTATTCATACTACTAAAGTTTTGATAAAATGTACATGCTTATTTTCAAAAAAGACAAAAAAATGGGCGACCCGAAAGTCGCCCATCATGCGTGTAGCAGGAGGAACCCCACCTGTGATCCTGCCTATTCCAGTCGTCAATTAAGACACTTGCCTCTTACACAGTTAAAACTGTATATCCACGCACCACATAGTGTACATCTATTTATACAAGTTATTCAGTTAATTCTAAAGTTTTTTCACGTTCGGCTAAAAAAAATGCTGGAGTCGATCCGTCAAAGCCACCGCCAAAGTTCAGATGGCGAACCATTTCCTTGGCTTTTGCCATACACACACTCTTGATTACAATCTGATCCGTCTTTGTCTCAACGATATCAGCGGCCATTTCTCCAAACCCTCCGCCAACATCGACGATTTTTCCAGTATTTACGATCTTATAGTTAACCATCAATCTTCTCCCATTTAAAACCAAAACAAAGCTCTTGCATTTTGCGATGAAACCAATTAGGCTCATTGCCTTCTTCAACCATCCACGTCACATTTTTCAATACCTTACATTTCCAAGTGTACCTTGGATTTTTAACGGTATTGATTATCCAATCTTGTCTCAGATTGCCAATCATTTGAATCCTGCAAATTTAATTTTCTCAAATTTACTGACAGGTTTCGATTCATTTTCCATTCGATAACCAGAGGCGGAGTTGTCGAAGACTGGTCGATCTTCATCTTGTACAACATCGACTTGAGCTGAAGCCTCTACATTATACAGACGCATCTTCGAGTAGTCAACACCAATCACGAATCGCTTGTGCACTGAAGGATCGCCGTAACGATTCTTCAATTGCTTGACCATGATCTGATTGAGCTGCCGTAGCTCTTCGCTCGTAATTAAGGCAAACATAAAATCGGCTGTTGCTGGTAGACCAAACGATTCAGAAGTATCTTCGAGGCCGACATCAGAGTTACTAAAACCAGAACGATTAGTCTGAGTAGCAGAAACTATCGGAACGTTGAACTCGACGGCCAGACCTCTTAGCTCTTCGGCGATCGCCTTGATGTAGGTGTACGAGTTTACGTTCGATCCCGGTTTGATCCTCGACGACGCACAAATGTTCAGATAATCGATGTAGATAATGTCTGGAATAAAGTTCTTCTTGATCTTCAATTCGTTCAAGAGATGTCGAAAGTTTGCGGCGCCTGCGCATGCTGTTGGATACTCCTTTACAATGAGCTTACCTTTTGCTCGTTCTTTGACTTTTCCGATCAACTTATAGTAGATAGCTTGTGGCAGATCTTTGAGATCGGTAAGCGTCACACCAAGAAGATTGGCATCGATGCGCTCGGCGATTCTTTCTTCTGCCATTTCCAAAGTGATATACAAGACGTTCTGACCTGCCATCAAGTTGTGTGCAGCACCATGACACATGAACAAAGATTTACCGACACCAGTACCAGCGAGAGCAATGTTCAGAGTCTTGCGAGGGAGACCGCCTTGAGTAATCTTGTTAAAGTAATCAATATCGAAACCAATGCGAACTTCCTTGCGATGATAGAACTCATAACGTTCTGGTGCATCATTTAAGAAATCATGACCGATATGGCTATCGAAAGAAACACCGAGTGCATCAGTCAAGATCTGAGGAATAGATCCAACTGATATGCTATCTTTCTTACTATCGTCGACGATCTGAATCGATTGCATCAGAGCATTATACAGTGCCTTGTCTTTACAAAACTTCTCGGTATTATCTACAAGCCATGCCACATCACGATCTTCAGACTTGTCAAGGCCAGAGACAACTTCTTTGGCAGTCTTGAACTGATCGTCAGACAGACCTCCGACATCATTCAGATCGATCTCGACAGCAGATTTTGTAGGAAAGTTGTTATACTTCCCCACATAGTCATGAATGATAGAGAAGATCTTACGATCTACGGTGTCAGTAAAGTATTCTTCCTTCAGGAATGGAATAACTTTCCGACCGTACTCCTCGTTTTCAATAAGATTTCCAAATATGATGTGTTCAATTCTCATTCATCCTCCATCTCATAGACCGCTGCGACTTCATCTTCTTCTTGCATAATGGCGCCATTCGATGCAGCATACTTCTTTTCAATGAACTCATTGAATTTAGGGCATATAAGGATTGGATGCCAGAAACCGAACTCGTATGTATCAGCCATACGATAGCTCTTCTCAAGGATCTCACCTGTCTCCATGTCCACGCGCTGAAACCAACCAACCTTTGGCTTGATGACGTGACCAGACTCGAGAGCCATGTCGAGAAGACCAGACCATTTGCTGATTCCTTTATCCCATGATACTTCGATAGGAATCTTCGACTTCTCCTTCACGAATCGGCTCTTCTCGACGTTGATGATGAAGTTATAACCAGTCACATCCTTGCCGTCTTTTTCTTGCTGACGACCGATGATGAAGATGTTATCAGCTGAGTAATAGATGCCTGTACCACCAGAAACCACAGCCTTCGAGTACATCTCTTGAGTCTGGTAGGTGTGATTGACCACGACTAGTGGAATGTCTTTGAGATTGAGGTGAGGTGTGACCATGCGGAACAATGACTTCAGTTGCTTTGCGCGAGTCATATCGGCTGCTGAGTTCTGCTTGAGCGCATCCTCAACTTCTTTCTTCGATGCAAGGTTACCAACAGAGTCGATTACGATGATGACATGATCACCGCGCTTGATCTCTTCGAACTGATGCATAATATCAAACTTCAACTGTTCGACATCGGTGATGGGAGTATGGAGAACTCGGGTTGTGTCGATGCCGAACGAGTCGAAGTAAGATTGAGGAGTACCAAACTCTGAGTCATAGAAAAGCATGACTGCGTCTGAATACTTGTCCATGTATGCCTTTGCCATCAGAAGACTAAAAGATGTCTTGAAGTGCTTCGATGGACCTGCCCAAATAGTCAAACCAGGAACGAAGCCACCGTTGATCTTACCACTCAATGCAATATTGATTGCTGGAACAGTTGTTGCCACCATATCCTTGGCATTGAAGAACTTCGAATCAGACAGAATATCTGAATCCTTGATTGTGGTATTCTTACGCAATTTATTTAATAGGTCAGACATAACTTCTCCTTGTCTTATTGTCCCAGTATATACGATATATCTTTATTTGTACACAAGTATTTTTATTAACTCGCAAGTATCTTATTCAGTTTAGTAATGAAGAGATCGATCTTCTCACCACGATTAGGCCAGTTAATGATCGGATTTTTATCTGCATCTTTCTTTAAGTTTGTAAGTAAAGGCATGATAGAATCGTACATCTGCCTTACTTTGTCATTACCTTCTTGCTTGATTTCTTCTTCAGAAGAAGTCGTGAAACCAAAATCAAAGTCTAAGTCTATATCTAGTTTTGCCATTAGCTGAACCAATCCTCGAGTGTTGCTCTTTTTTCTGCTTGCCATCCCATGGTGTTTGTGATCGACTCGATAGGGCTAAGATAGCCTTTCTCGAACTGCACTGCATAGTCGATATAAGTTTCCATCTTCAATTCTTTTGGTAGACCATTCGGACATGCGATCACATAGTCTTGTGTCGGGTTCGGATTTTTGAGATACGCGAACTTAATCTTCTCACCACTGGTAATCGATTGATATTTATTCGTGAGTTTCTTCTTCTTCAACATTTCATTGAAGACGACTGAACCGCGAACGTGAATAGGTGTCTGGCTTTGAAACCTACCACCTACCCAGTATTTCTCGATATCCTTGACACCGCGAGTGAAAGCTATGTCGTCAAATCCAAGAGATGAAAACTTTTCTTTGAAGTTGGCGACATACTTCTGAAGATCCGATTCAGATCCAGCCATGATAATCTCGAGAGACTTCTTAATGGCATCACGACATGCAGTCGGAGTCGAGGATCGAACTGCTTCGATGCCTGTCATCTTCAGCTTCGGCTTCTCATACTCAACACCTTCAGAGTTCCATACATTGAGAATGTACATCTTCTTGGCTTTCCAGATGCCCTTATCGGCGATGTTCTCTCGCTTCATTTGCATCTTTTGATCGTATGCATGCATATATTCGGCAAGTTCTTGATAAGAACGATCGATGAATGGTTCGATACGTTCCTTACAGATCTTGTCGATATACTGAATCACCTTCTTGGTTTCAGGTACATCATCACCGAATACATTCTTCACGAGGTATTCGAGAGTGACATACACCGAGTCGGTATCAGAAGCCAACACATAATCAAAGTTTTCTGTCTTCAACAGTTTGTTGAGATAGTCATTCAACTTGTTCTCGATCCAACGAATGCTGAGCTGACCAGAGGTGGTGATGGCTTCGGCATTATTCACGTCAAACCAACGAAACCACTTGTTACCGAGAGCACCATAAGCCGAGTTCAACTGAATCTTCTTTGCCATTTGCATGTTATCGAGACGTGCAATTTCTTTGACAAGAAGAGGATTCTTTGTCTTCTCGTATTCCTTCTTCACCTCGATCATCTGCTTCTTATATCGAGTACGATCGTCATACATACGATCCATAATCGATGGCAAGAAGCCACGCTTTTCTTTCGTATAGATACAAAGGTTGGCGGCGATAGTACAGTTCGTTTTATCAAGATAGTCACCGAACTGACTAGCGCCACCAACAAGTAGGTCGTCGATTGACACCTTATCTTTTAAGCGAGTGACAAGCGTCTCGGGGGAGATGTTGTACTGCATGATAAGGTGAGGATAAAGGGAGTTCAAATCGAACGACACAACCCATTTACTCATGCCGACCTTTGGATCTTTAACATATCCGCCTACGAAGGCTCGGTCGGGTTTATTCTTATCGTTGAGAGGCACTACGATGTTTCGATCGAGCAGGTAGTTGTGAGTGATCACATCCCACTGTTTCACGGTTGTCATAGTATCTTCATAGTTAACCTTGGCGTCATAAGCCAAAGCATAGACCAACTCGATGAGCTTCAGCTTATCTTCGAGCCTCTCAACGATCTCAACATCTCGAACGTTATATTCGATATAGAGTTGAAAGTTTCTTAGTCGAAGGTCATCGAGGTCGGTATAACCTTCGTCGCGGTAGTCAAGCTTTCCTTCGCCGAGCTCAACTTGAGCGATGTAGTCAAGTCGGTAAGATTCCTGCTCTGTGTACGTAAACTTCCGATAAAGCTGGATGTAATCGAGGACTGCGACACCAATGGGGGCATAGCAAATGCAGTCTCGCCCGCGACTGTTAACTTTGTATTCACGCAGCATTTTCCAGGGAGAGAGACGTTCAGCGTGATCAGATCCAAGAACTTTTCGAATCCTGTTGACAAGATATGGGATATCGAAGAACTCGATGTTCCAGCCTGTGACAACTTCAGGCGAATAGAGTGATCCGTTCCAGACTTCGAGAAAGGCGAGTAAGAGTGCAGACTCGTCTGCGCATTTGTAATATTGTACATTTTCTTGATGCTCCTGATATTCACCGCAACCAAACGTAGTCTTTCTACCATTGCGGCCTATGGTAATCGCTGTGATTTCATTGTCTGCTTTCTCGATGTCAGGAAAACCGCCTTCAATACTGGTCTCGATATCGATCGAACAAACTGAAACGAGGGCAGGATCATACTTGATCTCACCCTTATACTTGTCATAAATATACATGTAAGGCCAATCGGAGAGGCCATAGATGTTCATGCCTGCTACGTTCTCGTAACTTTGCAGAAACTCTCGCGTCTCAGACATGGAATCGAATTGCATCTTACCTACATATTCACCTTTCAGATTCTTATGTTCGGTTTGTGCACTTGCTTGAACGAATAAATAAGGTTTGTATTTCACAGAAAACTTGACAGGTTTACCATCAGATATTCCGCGAACTAGAATTTGATTTCGATGACGAGTTACATTGGTATAAAAATTCATTGGATCTCCAGTATCTGGCCGCATTATTAGTTATACTCTAAAACCCAAATAAAGTACATAGTAAAAGGCTATAAAAATGAAACTAACTGAAAATTTTGCTTTAGAAGAAATGACTGTTTCTCCAACGGCTAAAAGACTTGGATTGAGTAACACACCAACTCCAGAACATATCGAGAATATGCGTTACTGTTGCGAGAAGATTCTCGAACCAGTTCGTGCAAAGTTTGGACCAGTCACGATCAACTCTTCGTATCGTGCACCGCTTGTCAATAAGGCAGTCGGTGGTTCAAAAACATCTCAACACGTCAACGGTCAGGCGATTGACTTTGAAGTAAAAGGTGTTGATAACAAAGTTGTTGCCGATTGGATTGGAGATAACCTTGAGTTTGATCAGGTAATCTTAGAGTTCTACACAAAAGGCGATAAGAATTCTGGTTGGGTTCACGCTTCGATTAAGAAGGCTGGCGGAAATCGTAAAGTACGTATGATCGCTTCGAAATCAAAAGCTGGTGGTACGGTATATACTACTGTTGCTGACTTTGATCCATCGACGACAAAGGCTGCTGGTGCACCTACCATCAAGACAGTCAACTCACAGATCACTGACTCTGTAACGCAAGCCAAACCAGTCGCTGCAGGTCTTGGTCCATTGGCTGCGCTCCAAACGAAATGCGGCATTACTGCCGACGGTAAATGGGGACCTGGCACATATAAGGCAGCAAGAGATTACTTCAAGCTGACAAACAATCAAGCAGCACACTTCTTCGGCCAATGCGCACACGAGTCAGGTGGGTTTAAGGTGTTCTCTGAGAACCTAAACTACTCAGATAAGGGACTCAACGGAATCTTCAAGAAGTATTTTCCTACGATCGCTTCGACCGCAGGCTATGCTCGTAAGCCAGAAAAGATTGCAAACAAAGTGTATGCTAATCGGATGGGGAACGGTTCAGAAGCCTCTGGAGATGGCTGGAAGTATCGTGGTCGAGGCCCGATCCAACTGACCGGGAAAGACAACTATACAGCTTTTGCCGCTGACGTAAAACGGCCTGACGTCTTAACGAATTCTGATCTTGTGGTTGGTGAGTTGGCTTTTGAGTCTGCATTATGGTTCTTCCGTAAAAATGGATTGCTTGCAATTGCAGACAAAGGCGTGACCGATGCCGTAATCACTCAAATCTCGAAGCGAGTAAATGGTGGTACACATGGTCTTGACGATCGTTTAAAGAAAACAAAACAATACGCCAATTGGGGATAAGTTGAAGGGGAGCGAAAGCTCCCCTTCTTTTTACTTAGTCTTACCTTCTGCCAAGAATTCGGCAGCTTGTGACGGATACTCTTCATTAGGATCCTCAATATGGATCTTCTTTGGCTTCTTATGCTCAGGAATAATAGCTTCGAGAGCAATCTTGAGAATACCGTTTAGCAATGTAGCATTACGGATTTCTACATTATCTGCAAGATTAAACGTGCGAGTAAACGGTCGCATCGCAAGACCCTGATACAATATAGCCGGCCATGTCCAATCACCATTTGAATCCTGTGCAGCAGGTTCACCCTGATGAATATTGCTGCCCTTGATGATTAGCTTATCATCTGCAATCTCAATCTCGAGATCTTGTTTACCGAAACCAGCTACAGCCATTTCAATAACGTACTTGTTCTCATCAATCTTTTTGATGTTGTACGGAGGATAGTTCTGAGCCAGCTTCAAGGATTGCTCAGCTGTTTCTGATAGCCTCTTAATCATAGGATCAAATCCCACAAAGAAGCGATCGAAGTCTTTCATGAAAGGATTATCTTTAAACATATTCATTCTCCTTACTTGCAGCGACCAAGTAGATCACGGTTAGTGAAATACTCAGATTGAGTCAGAACCAAGTCATGATTCTTATCTGCATACTTGAACATCTTAGCATCAGTCTTACATTCGGCTGTTCTAAGTTCTTCAAGTGTAAGGGTTTCATTGCTGTCGTTATCGAGGCGATCAAAAAGATCTACTTTCCACGAAGTAGCCGCAGCGGGTGTTGTCATGAGAGTTGCGGCCACGAGACCGAGAATTACTGTTTTCATATATGCTCCTATTAAGCGAGTTAAATTGTGTCACCCATTAGGCGTGACAGGTTTATTTATAAGATAGAGTTGAACTCCAGCTTCTAAAAACATTTGTTTTGTGATATGCCAGTGAAAATGTTCGACATCTTCAACTGGCTCGTACGATACCACCTTCGTAATTCCTTTCTGAATGATGCTCTTGGCGCATTCGCTGCAAGGTAGAAGAGGACTATAAAGCGTACAGCCTTCGACAGACAGCGGAGCATTGTCGAGTGCATTCCGTTCGGCATGAGCTACAAACAGATGCTTCGTAGGCCTATCGTTGTATCTCTCTGCAAGATCCTTCACGCCTCGGGGAAAGCCATTGAAACCGAGAGAGACGATACGATTGTGCTTATCTACAATGACGCAGCCTACTTGTGTTCGAGGATCTTTTGACCACGTCGCGACATGATCAGCAAGGTCGAGGAATCGTGCTGCCCACTTACTCATTTGCTTTTTCCTGCTTTTACGATACGATCACGTAAACCTGATGAGCTATAGTCGTGCTTACGCGAGCAGTAGTGAATGGGAATATCGAGATCTGCTCCGGTGAAGTCTGTACGTCCATAATAGTCGGCTCCGAGGAAACGGACGTCCCATTCAAAACCAGACAGCATGTTATAAAGATCGACTTCAGTATCGTATGGAATGACATGGTCGACATACTTACACGAATCTACCTGTAGGTATCGTTCGTACAAACCTTGGACAGGCTTATTCTTCTCAGGACGATCGATCGTAGGATCTGACTGAAGAGCTACAATCAGTCGGTCGCATTCTTCTTTTGCTTCTATCAGCATCAGGATATGACCTGCATGAAACAAATCGAAACAACTCGCTACGATGCCTACGCGTTCAGCCATTATAAAATTGCTCCAATAACAGTTAAAAGTACAATTATTCCTATAATCGTAAGACATCCTGATCGAGTCAGTCCATCCCACATTGAACGCTGGCGCGGATGATTAGTCATAATCAACACCTTCATCTTGCTTGCGGCCCATATAGTGATCATCGCTTACGCAATGAAACTGTGCCTGAATTGGACTATTGATAATAGTACGAGTGACTTTACCTGCAAATTCAACGCATTGTTCCTCACTACCAGTTTCGTAGATATCCTTTGCGATGAACTCACCCTCGGCGGTGAACAGATATACGATCAACCAAAAACTCATATCACTTTACCTTTACGAGATTAGCAGGAGCAACACAGTAGAAGCCCGCATCGGTATCGACCTTAATCAGACCACCGTCATAGCAAGCCTTCGTGGTTGCCTCAGCGAATGCTTTCTTTACGTTATCTTGCAAGATAAGATTTCCAAAAATAAACACTATCAAAGCCCCGGCGACAGCCACAAAACCGCCAAAGCTAAACA